GCTCGGGCAATTGATTCAGCGCGACAGCACGATAAACCAGCAAATTCTGGCTTACCTATCGTCGACGGGGTAGTTAACGGGGTCAATCGCCTGATACGGCCATGGGTCACTATAACTGTATTAGGTTCACTTTTCGGCTATTGGGAACTGCCGCCACCAGAGAGTATCGACCCCCAATATTGGGCGATCACCAAGATCATTCTTGCCTTCTGGTTTGGCGGCAGACTCCTTGTCAAGGACATACCTCAAGGAATAAAGACTTTGATACGATAGCTTCTTTCATCAAATCATACCAAACTCGTCCGATTGATGTAAGATGATACTCTGCTTGAAGCACCGCTTGCCCAGTGTAATAGGTCCAGATAACTTGGTGAACACGTACCATGGCAACACAGGGTGCGTGTTTTTCCATTAAGTCACTTATCCAGACTAATTCCTCCTTATGTGAGACGGCAATATCAATCCAGAGGATTCTTTTCCCGACGTCCCACTTGGCCGTTCTTCCTCCACTACTAAGTACGAACTCAAGTAATGGATCAGTTCCTCGATTACTATTTGATTCTTCCATACCACTACTCCTGCTTGCATCCATTCAATGACATTTTTGGTGTGTACCAAGGGCGGGACATCGCAGCCCGGGATAAGTGCCCAGCCCCTTGTGTCCCTGATTTTCATTTGTAGTAGTAGCCACGGCTGGCCCTTGGCTTTGACCCGCTTCTTGAACCACGCACACTGGCTGGGCCTTAATATACACCCATTCTCTTTCTCGGTGTATTTAAGCTCCATGTGATTGTTGTAGCCCCGGATGCAATAGCCAACATCCGGGGTACCGATCGCCGTTTCATGGGATTCAATCCTTTCGAAATGCCCAGCAAATCGTAGCTTGGGGCCTAGATAATTCCACATCTTCTTCTCGCCGCTCATATTAAAAAGTCCTCTGAGAGCATTTGCATCTGTACATCCAACGCAGCCTCGCGAATGTTGTCTGGTATGGATTCAGAGCGCACAAATTCATTGTACGTCTCGGCCATCTTTTCGTATACTGCGTTTGAATGAGGCCCCAAGGCATGAGTCCACAGCCAATAGAGATCGGCCAATTTGTCCGCCAATTGGACAATAAGCGCCTCATCTGGTGTAATTTCTCGCCCGGTGATAGACTTGTAGAGTTCATTAAGTTCCCAGCCGTTCTCCCTAGCCCGAGCTTTAGTAGGAGTTGGTATGTCTCCCGTAATGATCTCGTCGAGGTCGTGCAATAGGGCTGCTTTAATGATTTCATAATCGTCTACCGCTGCAATGCTGGCGATCGCCCGGGCAATCATTACCACATCGAATGTGTGTTCTGCCAGGGATTGTGGTCTAACCATCCTAACAATGTGCCATCGGGTAACGCCGGATGCGCGTAAAATATCATTGATCTTCATTTTTTATCCGCCTCTAATTCCGCAAGTTCCCTTGCTAATGACTCGTCTTCATGTTGTAATACCCCATATTCAAATTTCCAATTTCTGGCCTCGTTAATTGCCATTTTCTTTTTGATCGCCTCCCCTGCATCTATGCATGACATAGCACAAATATCAAGGGCAAGGATTAAAATATCGGCTATTTCGCCCTCGTCAATATGCCCATTTTCCTTTAACGCTCTCCATAATTCTGGCACTTCTTCCATTGATAACTTCTTAATGGCATCAGCCGGAACCCGATTGGGCATTATTCCCTGTGCCCATTGATAAATGTATCCCTGCAATTCCTCTATGTGCATTATACCGCTCCTATGTCATTGAATGTTGGACCATGCCCGACCCACTGCACGCTGCTATACTGGTCAATATGGGCAACGATGTTGTGCATGTAATCTTTGTCAATGTAATTGGCGAAGTTAACGAAGACCGCATCGGGGTTGCAATGCCAAATTGCCTCCTCGATCTGTAGCTTGGAGTAGGAGAAAATTCGCCGTATCTTGTTGGTCACGGTGGTTCTTTCCTCGGGCAACCCTAATTCCTCCCAGGATAACTCATCCTGATCGGGGTAGTAGTCACCACTTGGACCCCCGACCCTTATGGGCAGGGTGCGGCAGGTGCCATAGACCCTATTAAGCATTTTTAAAGGTACGCCGCAAGCTGAAAGGAAGGACGCAGGGGTACAATCCCGACTGGTGGTGAAGGGATAGAATTGGGTGTTTATTCCAAGACTGTACCCCTGCGAACCTTCGGCCAACACGGCATCAGCCATCGATAATCGAATTTTCCATTCGTCGTGGCTGCAAACATACTTTTCAAATTTAGTGCCTCGTAGTGCATCCTTGGCGATGGGGGCATTACCAGATCGCCACATTTTATCGATCACCGCCGCCGCTGACCCTTGCAGTGTGCTTGATATGTGCCGAAGCCGCTTGGCCTCCTGCACCGGGTGGTCCGGTGACAGCACCATCGCATTAGGGTGGATTCTCAACGTCTGATCTTTCCGCAAAAAGACCATTTCTTCGACTAACCTGCCTATGCGGAACACAGCCCCGGGGCCAATCATCACTGTCTTGACTGACTTACCCACAGCACTCGATGGCAGCACCTTAAACATATAACGATTGCCGTACTTATCAATATAGGTATGACCCGCATTCGGCATATTGGCCGACATCACCATGTCATAATCCTTGGTATCGCCTAAATACCCACAAAACAGGCCCTTTCCTGTACTGCCAAATTGTAAATCAACTACAACGTCAACCTTCGGGTGTAAACTGGCCATAATAAGGGATTTTGTAGCGCCACCTTCTGATGCCGCCTTCTGATGCTGGTCTGTGCTTAACGAACCCATATCCTTCTACCTTTCTATAAAAATGTGCCACTCCCTTTGACCGCATACCATTGTTTTCGTTTAGCCATTTTTGGTATGCTTCAAAGAGTCTTTGCCTATCACAATCATCGGGCCATTCCCCCTCGCCTTCATCGAGAACGCCTAAATTTCTTAATCCCACGCACCGATCGAACCAAATATCGACTGAATCGCCAGTGGCTTTGTAAATCGATCGTTGGGCCTCAAGGCCCTTGGTGACTAGTGCTACGCCTAAGTTACTTGATATCACCTGCCTCTGTAGGTCGAACATCATTGCTTCGTATCCGCCTGTATTCATCTGCTCATACATGAGGTCAAAGTATCTTTTATCGTTAGCCTTAGTATCGTTTACCTCCAGTACAAGCCATCGTCTAGATTCGGGACCAGCCGGGATAAACCAGTCCTCATTGCTGGCCACAACAAGTCTTGCTCGGTTCTCGTACATAAAGGAGTCCACTCCCTTACGTTCACAAACCAATTCCTTTTCAGTGACCATGCTCTTAAGTATACCTGCCGTACTCCTTGACCCGCCATAAACTACCTCGTCTGCAAAGATCAACAACCCATCCATAAGATGGTAGTTAAAATTGCCTGTCAGGTGACGTTCATTCGTCACGTGCTTGTAGTGCTTCTGCCCAATAATCTTGCCCATAAACTGGCAGAAAGTTCCCTTTCCCGTTCCCTCTTTACCATGCATCACTATTGCGGTGCCTTTGGGGTTCATTGGGTCTTGAACCATGTCGGCCATCCAATCTAACACGTACTTGTGTAATTTTTCGTCCTTATTGCAAATCACGTCTCGAATGTGATCATTAAACATTTGCCAATTGCCCTCTTCGGACTTGACCCCCCACCCCTGCCAGATATTAACATAACCATCGTGCCATAATGGTTTATCGGGGAAAAATCCCATGCCCATTACGCATTCGCGCCTATCTTCATGGCCCATCCAAACTTCGGCCTCTGTTATTACTTTGGGGCTACCCTTTGGCCCGGTAGCTGGGATGGTTATCTTACGGTTATACATCAGGGTATTAAAGTCCTGAGTGCCCATAATATGGATATTATCCCGTTTGTCCTTATGAACGATCCTAACCTTACCCCCTATTAAGAGTACGGCGTTGCTTTCGTTCATCCTTTCAATTACTTCATTGAAATCGCCCTGTCGTGCAGAGTCCGCAGATGGCTTGTAACCGCCCTGCTTAGCAAAATAAACGAGCGACCCCATTCGAATGGTTCCAGCGGGGTTAAATCCGGTCCACCGCTTATGACACTCGCCCTGTATATACCGTTCACCGGGCGCGCTCCAAGCATCCCAAAGCTGTAAACCATCCTCATTGGGGTGTTGTGAATTAATTGCTTGTCCGATAAACAACCATTCCTCGTACGAGAGTATATTGGGGTCAACATGGTCCAACATTGCGGCGACCTGTGACAAGCTGTGCTGAAACTCTTCATGACCTTCTACCTCTTCATTTCCTCGGCCCGGGGCCTTCGTCGCCCACGACCTACCCATAGCTGTACTGATCCACTCAGGCGCGTCGGGTATGTCGCCCCCGTTCACCCAGCTGTACGCCCCGTCTTCCGTGACCGAGGGCCATGCTACGATGTGAGAGCGGGGCCTACCGTCACCGCCCCGGGTGTCGACGCCCCTCGTCAGCTTTCCTGAACTACTAGTAAGATTCTCCCTCCACCGCATAACTAAGTGCCGCCCCCCGGTAGGGGTTTGCTGGACGGGACATTTTAATTCCCTCCCATTGGCAAATTTATCCCAATTCTCGATGCCATTTTCACGGCCATGTAAGTCCAGGTCCGCTACAAATATCTCGTGGCCACAAACTATGCCAATGTTCCAGCCCCGGTACTTGCCCTTGGGTCCGAACCATTTGTCCATGGTGGATATGTTGGTTGAATTTGAAAAGTAATTGATACCCGTTTCTTTCTTGGGCAATATTTTTTCATTTGGCCTAAGCGGAACGACTGGTATTCCCTGACTTGCATATAACCTAGCCGCTTGATGTATTCGTGTGTTGAAATCGGTGATCGATTCGATCACCTTTACTTCATTTATTGGCAACAGCATTTCATATCCCTTCATTCTTTAAGGCAGACCACCAGTTCCGCCCAACGCCGTTGAAGTCTAACAACAACGGCACCCCTAAAAATTCTCGCTCAACGGCAGCCTTAACATCCGCGCCAGCTGCTTCCCATTTGTCCTCGTCACAGCTTAAGCTGTAGCTATCGTGCGTGTTTAAGGCGATCCTTCCCCGCCCATCCAAAGCTTCATCAATGATACACCAATTTTCTTTGTTAATATCAGCAGAAGTAGCCTGTATGAGTATTCCTGAAGCCTTATACGCTTTATATCCCCGGGGGAAGCGCAAATGCCTACCGTATTTTGTTCGAATGTACCCCCTATTAACTGCGATCTTTTTTGCATTGTCGGCAAGTTGCTGTACTCCTCGAACTCTTGAATGATATCGGGCAATGATTTGGTCCGCATCGCTTCCTGCCTTCTGGTATTTGATGGTGTCTCCGTATTCATCTGTAAACTCCGCATCCGTTGTGTTCATGCCCATCTTTGCAGCGGTGGCTCCTTTACCTTGGCTGAAAATCATACTCAAGTTCAGCTGTTTAGCGTTAGTTTGGCCACCGAACTCGGCATTGCGTATAATGCCCATTGTGTCTGCGACCCATTGATGCAGGTCCAGTTTTGGGTCCTCTTGGTAGAGTTTGACTAGGTAGGGATTATACATCCCGGCCAATGCCGCGAATACCCGAACCTCGAAACTGGCCATGTCATAGTCAACCCACACTTGACCTTCATCTGGGAGAAAGCAGGGCTTGACAATGGCCGCAGTGATTTTATCGCGGCTCGGTATCTGCTGCATCGCGGGGTTCACATACGACAATCGGCCCCACTTAGTGCCGCCTGTTTCCCGCACTGTCTGGTTGATAGTGGGATATACTTTCCCGTCGATAGCGTGTTCAAGGATGTGTTTGGCTAAAAAAGTGTCGCGGGTCTTGAGTGCGGATCGGATGTTTGTAACCAATCGAGCGCGTGGGTCATGTTCTGCTAACTCCTCAAGATATTCCTTTTTGAATGAAGGGGCACCTTTATCAGTTGTGCCGATCTTTAATCCACCGACATACCAACTCTTGTTGGTGCGGGTAGGCTCAAATAACTTAATCATCTGCTTGGGTGAATTGGTATTGAAGTCCCACCCGGCATGTTTGTTCATTTGTCCCTGCAAATTACCAATGTGCGGAGTCATTGCCACCATTGCGCGTTCAGCTTCATCGAGGTCAACGCGAATTCCCCTCATTTGAGAATCAATAATAACGGGCATAGTGCGACGTTCAAGCTCCGCAATTTGATATAAGTTGTGCTTTTCAATTTCCCTTTGCTGCCATTCCCATAGCTCGAGGGTTAATACCGTGTCCCAAGCGCCATACTCGGCTGCCTCCTCAAACGGAAGGTCGGCAATGTTCTCGATGTCGATTTCCTTTTTGCCTTTCTTGAGGTATTTTCGACAGAGGTAATCCAGGCTATAGCCGCCCGGTTTGCGCCCTTTATTCCAAGGGAACACAGAGGCTTCGTGCTCGTTGATAAGGCATGCCCGGTTGACCGTATCATCGAGCAAATGTAGAGGGATGTGAATCCCGACGTCAGCCGACATGCAAGCATCAAAGGGAGCGTTATGGCAGATGATACAAGTAGTGCCGGGGGCACTTTTCCTCAAGGCGGAAAATTGATCATTCAACCAGTCATGCGCCTTCGGCTGACGCCGAAAATCATAATACCACGACTGCCCACCGGGGACCGCTATCGAAAAGGCGAATACCTTATCAACTTTGTATCGTAATCCGGTGGCCTCCGTGTCGTACGCAAAGTACGGATATTTACGAAGATCGGGGTACATTAAAAAATTGATCTGTCTCTACGAAATTCATATTCCGTAGAGACTTCTACTGCTCTACGCACAATCCGTAAATCAAAGCATTGGACCGAGAGCGGATCAGATCGAAATTCTGCTGTTATTTTAGACAACAGTTCTATGGCTTCCTCCCTCAATGCATCGGGGTCCAAATCCCGTGCAGGGATTACATCAGCCATTTAGAACGGGATATCGTCGTCGAAATCTTCTCGATTGTCTACAACCGGGCTAGATTGTTCTTTAGCTTGGTGCTTACTAAAGACCAAGCCGAAATAGCGGGTCACGTTGTCCTTCTGGAGGTTGATCCACGCTGAGATTTTGAGTTCAGTTTCATGGCCGCATTTCTCGCAGACCACTTTACATGCACCTTGGTGATCAGGGTGCTTATCCTGAGTCTTGTACCCGTTTTTGAATAACGACCCTGTGTTAGGCTTGTGTTCAAATGCCATTTCCTGCTCCTGTTGTCCCGTGAAAGTGGGGTCCCGATATCGGGACCCCAAACTGGCTTACATTTTCTCGTCGTCGGCTCCACTTGTGTCCTGCTCGGGTTTGGGATCACCGCGATCTACGTCGCGTTGTCCTGCCTTTACAGCTTCATAGAGCGTCTCAGCCTGCTTGTACACCGCCTCGGATACGAACCCAAGCTGCTGTACCTTCCAGTTGAAATAATCACCCTTACCGCCTTCCACGGTAACCGCTTCGAGCTTGTAGTAACGCTCCCAACGGTCGCCGCCAGCCAATTTGATCTGGCTGTTAAATTGACGGCTGGGTTTCAACTGCGACCTTGACATCGAAATGACGATTTCGGCGGCACGTGGGTCTTCTAGCGAGGAGTTGGGGTCCAACAATAGCCCGAAATGCTGAGCCGTGTCTTGAACATCAAGGACAGGGTCACCTTTCTCGGTTTCCTGTCCCGCCAACGGATGGCTAGCAACGAAATCGACCGCTTCGTCTTGGGCCGCGAACGCCCCAAGAAAACCGCCGCCAGCATCGCGATGCTTCCAAACTACCCACTCAAGCCGAAAATAGACCGGGACGAACAACACGAAGTCTGAATAAAGCTCATTCGTCACCGTGTTGAACAACATACCCTCTTCCGCGCCCTCAATGTACTCGGGCTTGTTTTGCTTGCGTTGAGGACTCAGGTCCTGGATCATTGACAGTCGCGGGATGGTAAGATCATTGATCGTTACCTTTTCCGATCCGCGTTCTTGATCGCCCATGTAATCAGGGCGTTCTGCCACGTCCGTTCCGGCTGGTGCCGTTACTTCTTTACCTTTCCTAGCCATTCTCTTATCTCCAAAGTTAACATCAGTTCTGGGGTCTTTCCCTCCTGTCATTGTCTGGGGTGGCTCCAGCGGGCATACATTTATCGCGCCCAGCAGTGACTCTTAATCCTAGTCACCCCATTTCTAATTTGACGGACCCTCAGGGGAAGGTCCGGCCCTTTGATCGCTACGGCTAGGCGACGCCGCGTACACAGGAGCAGTAGCTACGCTTTGCGAAGGGATGCAACATCGTACATGGATACTTCACAAATTTCACCGGGGTAGGGTTCACCCGCCTTCATTTGCGTCCGTACGTATGCCGCTAGTGTCGAGGAGTTCACCGTTTCAGTGATAATCTCGGCTGCTTCGTTATCCCGCAACCACTCCCACAATTCCTGCTTCTTGTCTTTTGGTGTCTTGACCGATACCTGAGGGATAACAAGAAGTTGTTTCTTGCTCCCATTCGGCAAAATTACCGTGATGTTTTGGATTTGGTCCGTCTCAAATCGCTCAGGGATAATCTGGCGTGTGATCACGCACAAATCGGCCCATGATTCAGCCGTTTTGTCTTTGAGGTCTTGGTGCGCTTGCGCGGTTGCAAGCATCGCGGCCACTAGTTCATTATACGTGGCCCCGTCGAGTGTGGCCTTGATGGCCTCACTACGAGCTTCTCGTTCGTCCATTGTTGTTCTCCTGTTAAAGCGGGCGTGCCCCCACTAGTCCACCAGTATACCACACCGGAGGTACTCCTGTCAAGTCCTAGTTCCCTCTGGCATAACCCACCGTGTCTCTTTGACCGGGAAATGAAGGTCACAAAGGTTGTCAACGTGCGCTTGGCCCTTGGCGGTGATCTTGTATAAATAACCCCCTCCCGGTTGATTCTGCTTGCGGATCAGGCCATTGTCCTCTAGCGTATCGTGCGCCATTTTTTGTTGGTAATTCCCATCATTGGTGGGACTACCTAACGCGTATATTTCTAACAAACAGTGTATTTCAAGTGGTGACATTTCCTTTCTCCTGTGTTAAACTTTCCTCGACCTCTTCGGCCAAGTCTCTTTTCTTTCTTACCGCCATTAGGATCATTCTGTCCTGCGGTACGCTCATTTCAACGTCCTGATACGTTACGCTGAATTCTTGCCCTTTGCGATGGGGTCGACTTTCCGATTGATACCGATCCGAATAGGAAAAGGTATTAGAGTAGTAAAAGCTATAAGTACCTGCGGTCCACGTTTGGCCCCTACTGCCGACCCGGTTGCTCACCATGAATCGACATGTTGGGTCTTCCTGGAATCTTTGGGTGTTCTTTACCCGTTGCGCTTTGTCCACAGCCCCGTAAAATGCTACTATTGCCTCTTCACCGTATAACTCGGTTAGGGCATTGATAATGTAGTGTATTTCCGGTATGAATCTAGCCCAAACGATACACTTAGCGTTAGGTCGAAGCCCTGAAATATACTTCACCATTGCATCAATCTTGGGGTTAGCGCCGCTTATTGGGATAGTGCTATAGCTGCCATCCTCTTCCTCAAATGGGAAGGTACCACCTATAACCTGTTGATAGCGTAAAGTTCGCTCCAAAACAGTACTGATCGTTATTTCTTTACCCTGATCTTCCATCGAGTATTCCGCTTTAAGCTGCGCCATTACGCGCTTCTGTTCTGCAGTGGGTCTTACGATTATCGATTCGGGGTAGAGTTGCTCAGGCAAATCCAGGCATTCCTTTTTGGTCACATAATCTACATAAGGACGTATTTTGTCCATTAAGTGATCTTGGAATTGGTACCCTAGTACCTTCTTGCCTTGGAATCCGCCCATGACACAGTACTTATTCCTGAATACATAATAATTCTTGCACCCAATGATATCTGCATTCAGGTATAAAAACTGTCCAAATAAGTCTTCAAGTCCTTGCGTAATTGGTGTTCCAGTGAGGATGAGGCGATAATCAGACCACCCCCCGACATTAACAACGCTTTTAGTGCGAGCAGCCTTCCAGTTCTTGATCGATTCACTCTCATCAACGACAGACATAATCGTGTGGTGCCTTTGGAAGTATTCGATTGCTTTAATAGCCGCACCATTCTTGATTGATAGGGCTTCAACTCCCACGATAAGGATTTTGAGTTCGTCTTTTTGTTCATAGAACCAACGCCTATCTATTTTGTCGCCTGATTCCCAGACCCATACCGAATAGTCGACAGGGCACCATTTTTCGATTTCTGACCCCTGCAATTTTCCGTCTTCATCATACCATGTTCCGCGCCCGGTATACCAAACGGATTTAATGGGGGTGTCGCAAATTATTACTAGCCCGTTGATTTGGCCCGCCTGGAATCGGGCGGCGGCTAGATTTATAGTGGTGAAAGTTTTACCTGTTCCCATTTCATGGAAAAGGGCAAATTCACGGAGGGGCCAAGCCTTCCGCAGGGCCACCGTTTGGTGGCCCATTGGAGGGAGTTTGAACTTGAAGCGAGCCACTTTACGCGGCTTTAGACTTCGGGTCCTTCTTTGCTGCTTCGGCCTTGGCCTTGGCATCTGCCTTTTTGGCGGCTGCATCGGCCTTGATCTTGTCGGCCTTGGTCTTGGCGTCCACACGCTCAGCCACGGCGGCTCGCGGTGAGGCGCACTCAAGGTCCAGCGTCTTGAGGCCCGGGACGACCTTGGAGTCGGCCTCGTGCGCCTTGTCCAGACGCTGTACTGCGCCACGGATACGGTTACCCAGATTCATCCGCTGCATGCCAACGTTCAAGTGACCGTACTTGTTTTGCAGGCCTTTCACCGAGATATCGCACATTTTGCTGGCGACTTGGTACGTTTCGTCGAGCGTGAATCCATCAAGGGCCTTCGCAACCGGGTGATCGGACCGTTTGGTCTTCTTGCCCGAGCCGCTTACGCCATTGACATACGTTTCCAGGTTGGGTTTGATCCGTACTGGCTTGTCTTCTTCTTTTGCTGCTGGTTTTGCGTCGGTCTTTGCCATTGTAATTCTCCTTACTTCTGGCGTGGGGTGGATGTGAGGCCCTAGTATACCACATCTGGGACCTCCTGTCAAGTACCTGTTTATTCGTCGGTACAGACTTCGGCGGGGATGTGAATCACTTCACGATCCGAACAAACAAAGGACAATCTGCCTGTCCTTATGTTCGCTACACCGATCTTACCGTGACTTCCTTCGGGGTAATAACTACCCTTATCGAGTTTCAGGTATAAATCGCTTGCGGTCTGATTGCACTGGCCGAATGTAGGTCACACCACTGTAGGTGTGACCAAGGCCAAGCGCCCGTTTTCTGTTTTTCCGTGATTTGTATTTGCCGATCATTTTGTCCTCCTAGCGCAACCTAGCTATTGCTATATCTTGCGCCTCAATTTTGTTCTTGGCCTCAAACGGCCCTGTTACCCGTGATACGAATGATGATTGGGCCGCTTCACGCACGTCCCCCATGTCACCAAGGTACCGTTTAATGTGCAAGCCACCATCAACATGCCTGTAAGCATACCAATCGAGTAGGTTAGCTTTATGGTGGCTGGGTGATATGTTATTGCTCGGTATTACTTTACCCCTGTGTTAATGAAGTGGTGCATTATCAATGAAAACATCCTTGGTGGACACTGCACTTGTGGCTACGATTGTTTTTACCCGTTGCCTGAGCGCGTCCCAACCATCGGTTTCTATGACTTCCGGCAATACGGGGCGATTGGCATTGAGGCTTAACTCGATGGCCTCTACCAATGTCATTAGTGCAATAACGGGGCTAGCCCGCTTTTCCACACAAACATCTATCACGCTCCCGATGATTGATAAGGCCAAAGGACCATACTCATTCATTAAGTCCTCAAGCTGCTTTTGGGTAATTTCTACCCCGGCTACGTTGCGTCCCATGCCTTGAACTCCTCTTCAACGACCTCGATGGCCTGTTCAACCATATCTAATTCGATCTCGGTTTCCGCCCTCTCTTTCCAATAATCACCGATCGCCAACAATGAATGCGGGTGACACGGCGTTTGTGGGTCTGGGTCCATCCCTAAAACAATGAAGGCCCCCTCAGGCCCGGTAATCATCCTGCCGTTGACCTCGTTAATGCGCCGGGTAAGGCTCATTTGGACGATTTCATTCAAGCTGGCGTTGGGACTGATAATCTTCGAGGGTTGTTGCACGTTAGCCTTCTTGCTGGTGCCTTTGGGCGTAAGTCGCTCGGCTTGGGTCTCCTTGACCTTTGCCCGTGTCTCTTTGATGGTTGGCGGCTTGCCCTCGGCCACCTTTTCTTGGACCCACTTGATGGCGACTTCATCGGCCAGCACCAACTCTTGCAGTGTGCTGTAGTTCACTGACGCCACCAACTTTGGCACATCCTTGAATTTCTTGGCGACTTGCATCAAGTAGTGGGCATGTTGCTTGGACTTGACCACCGTCTCATTTTGTCGCCAATCCCCGAATTTGGTGTCGTCACCAATTAACGCCCTTGCTTCAAGCAGTGCTTCACCAACCTTGATCTTGCTGGCGGCGACCGCGTTAATAGTCGATTCAACCGTGTCGTTTATTTCTTTAGCGACCCTCTTTAGCTCGTTATCGACTGTCGCCAGCTCCTTACCACTCGATGAAGATTTTCCAGAATTGTTTGATGTATTTCCCATAGTGTTTCTCCAAAAGTTCAATGGATTTAATGATTAAAGCAATGATGGCGAAGGCTATTGCCAACTCCACCGCCTGATAAATGATGTCGTACATTATCTGTCCTTTTCTTCCTGCTTAAATACAGCGTCCTCTAGTTGCGCGATCAAGGACTCCGGATTTGTTATGCGAGCGCCTCCAACCCTACTTAATTTCAGGTCGAATTCGTCCACGATTACGGTTTTGTCTGGGTCCGCTTTAAAAACGGACACAGTGTAACCGTCGATGTTCCCCACTAACGGTGTTTTACCAGTCATAAGGTTTAGACTCCTTGCCACACTTTTTGCATCTAAAATAGATAACGCCAGAGTGGTGACTCCAGCCAAACCACCTGTGTATGCCTATTCTACAAAGGAAAGGTATTTTGTCAGCCATTTTTTCCATCCTTTTCTGAATACCAGCAATCGGCTACCACAGCGCCCATTATGGCCCCAAGGCAGCCAGTCAATAAAATGATTATTACAGCGCAAGCGCTCATCAGGTTACCCTTTTAATTAAGCCTGCATGCTTTTGAGCCGCCCTCCTGAACTCTTCGGCGGTTGATACAAACTCAGCTGCTTCATAATCATCGGCCAGCATAATTAACCATCTTACATGCTCTTTGGCGGCTGTAATCTCCGCATTTGTTAATCTCTTAGCCATCAGATCACCTTTACCGTTCCACGGCCAAGCGCACCATCGTTAAGCATTTGCAGCCTGTGTGAGGCCCGCTTTGCTTCATTCTCAAAACGGTGGGCTTTGTGTGTGTTCTCGGCTTTAGTCTTACCGAGGGTGGTAATTATCCGCCCTTTGCGGATGAATTTAGGCTTTTTCATTGCTGCTCCTTGTGTGATTCCCAACTTGCCCCCTCGTTAGAAGGGGCAAACGGCGGTCACTCGCAGACTGTTTCGTAGATCGGCTGCTCAATCATCTTTGTACCGATTTGAACTCGGCTGCATTTGCTCGACGTAAAGCAGAGGTAAAATCGTAATTCTTGACCATCCCGGGACCAAAAGCAAGTGAATGAGGATTCAGGTTTTTCTTTTGGTCGAGTTGAGGGTTCGTATTTCAATTTACGAAAAACAGAGAAGACTGCTTTTAGGACGTGCTTATCACCCGCTATGTTCAGATCAACACACTGGTAATTGTCAAGTTTTGCGTTCTGAATTTCGATCTTTTTGATCGCTGACGCTACTTCGATAATGTGATGTTTATTTTGGTGATAAAATGACGCTCTTGCCGTCATTAACTCCTGCTCTGATACTAGATCGGTTTTTATACTTTGGTGTAATACATTCATTTCTTGCTCCTGTGTTTAATGTCCCGACGTCGGGACGCCCAGCCCCCATTTTAGCATACCCGGGGGCCGCTGTCAAGTACCTATTTATTATGAGAACTCCCCTATAATAACTTCACTCCAAACGTTACACTTTCAATTAAGTGATCTTGCATGGCATGCTTTACTTCAACCACTTCAAAATCATTTGCTGTCGCCCCTTCAGGAAGCGCATCAATTAGTAAACTTTTGATTTCTTCGTTTACCTTAAACTTAATCCACACCTTCTCGGATACGATTGTACTCATATCGGTTTCCCCGTGTCCTTGAAAGTTTGCCTCAGAGCTATTTTGCGTTGATGGAGTTCGGTCGCGAATTGTGCTTCCAAGATTTTCCTGTTCATCCTTGGGTATCGCACACAGAGTTCTTTAAACTCCCTTCTCTCAATTGGATTCATGTTTATCAATCTCCGTTTCGAATTGTGCGAATATGGTGTGAATGAGATTTTCAATAAAAACCCCTGTGTGGGGGGTTCTGGTGAGGATTAACTCCTCCTCATAGATTATTTCACCAGTTTCCCGGTTGACTAAATTTAGGCTATATTCTTTCATGGTTTGCTCCTGTTCACAATTAGGACATCCAGTTTTTGGTTCATTCGGGTGAATAAAGCATACTTGCATTTTCTTGCCCCTATAGTGTTTCTAAAACGGTGTTAATATCCAGATCGCCACAACGATGATATTCAGCATCATCTTGTTTTTCCATGGCCTTGCTAAATGCTTCATCTTTATTTCTGGCTTTAACATCTATTCTAGTATAAATGGTTTGTTGAAATTCAACTGTGTATGTTTTCCACCCCATTTCCTGCTCCTGTGTAAGATCTAATTTGCCCCCGGATTAGCAGGGGCAAAGTGGGTTTTACTCAGGCTTCTTGTAAACGTTTACGCCCATGCTTGCATCAGTGCCGGGGATTTTGACATTGCCCTTGGTAGAGGCAATGATCATGTTCTTTTTGCTTGCGGACAAACCCGCCTCATGGGTCAGGTCAATGCGTAAGGTGAGGATGTTACCATCCATGCTCATTTCGATATTTTCCATCTTTACTGCTCCTTGTTGTGGGATGATTCCCGAATTGCCCCCTCGTTGGAAGGGGCAATGCGCGGTCACCGCCCTGTATCGTTGCAGGTGATTTCCTCGTTAATTACCCTGATTGGGTCCATGGTGTTGCTAACGCCGCCGATGTAACGATCCCTGAGGTCGTAATACTTAACATCATACAAAATGACCCCCGCCCTTGCTGGATCGGCTATGCTTACCTCGATTCTTGTGACTTGCCTCCCGGGATGGCCCGGTTGGACGTTCCTGAACATCCTCATTTGTTACTCCTGTTGCTAAATGCCCGGGCAGGCCCCGGGCGGACCCCCCATTATCTCACATCCGAGCCTCTCTGTCAAGTACTTATTTATCATGGGAGCGTGTTGCGCGGTCCTTCTCAGTTGCCTCGGTCCTTCTCAGAGTTGCACGAAAAACATTCATCGTGGCAATAGGGATACCTCCCGGGGAGGTACTCGGGTTTGGAGGTAATAGCGAGGAGGACGAGGAGGACTGGTCCTTCTGGTGCAAGACGTCGGATGCCGCGTCGTTCGGGGGTTCGTCCCTCCGGTCCCTCCGGTCCTTCTCTCTAAAAAATGACGAAAGAGAGAGAGAAGGGGGAGGGGGTTCGGCGGGGGGATACTCCTCTCTTCGTCGTGGTTCGCCCGACCGACAGTCCTTCCAGGACCGGAAGGACCGCCAAAGGGTCGCGGCCCCGGAACTGCTCGCTCGGTGGGTCTTCCAAATGGCCTGGGGCCGCCCGCTTCCCCGTCCGCGCTTCGTGCTTCGCGTTCTTCGCGCCGTTGCCTGTTCCGAAGTTCGCTCTGCAACTCGTTCGGGCCTCGAAGCACGTTCCAAGTTCACTTAGTAACGCCTTCGGCCCTTGAGACGCGTTCATCAATGCGTTCGGCAAGTTCACTTAGTAATGCATTCTGCTCGGGTGCAGTAGACGCGTTCGTACAACGTGTTCCGGGAACGCAGACACAGAAAAGCCCGGGCTGGTAACGGCCCGGGCGATGTGTTCCTACTGCGGCCTGATGAACCCGAAGGGCTTGCAGGTCACCTGTTTCACTGAGCAGGTGTAGGCGCGTTCCAGCTGGACGGTGCTGACCGATTCCGCTATCAACGCGTTGAAGTACGTGAAGAGGATGATTCCAGCCCCAATGGCCGTGATTCGTGTTCTCATGTCGTGTTCCTCTGTGGTTGCCCCGGGCCGGATTGCCCGGGGCTGGTGGTTGCCGCTAGCTTGCGGCGTTCAGGACCTTGCTGGCGGCCTTGATTGCCTTGGTGACCGCCGCCGGGGTGACGTCGCCGCGTTTCACGAGGCCTCGGATGATGTTGCCGCTGTTCATCCGCTTGGCCCCGTTGTTGCGGTCGATGTACCGCGTTGCCAGCGTCCCGGCTTCCAGGCCCTTGAGCTTCTCAGCTGCCGCCATCACTGCTTCCGGGCTTGCCCCTCGCAGAACCAAGGCAACCGGGTCGCCGTTGTCCATGCTGAGGTTGCCGTTCGGTCCCTGATACGTCTCGTATCCGGCTTTGTACTGCTTGAGCTGTTCGCTCTTGGACCGCTTCGGCGTGCCTTCCACTTCCGTGGCCAACTTCTCTTCGGAGACTCGCTCCACCTGCTTCGCTTTGTTACCCATGTCGTGCTCCTGTGTTGGGCGGGGTTTAGGGTTCTGGTGAGCCGCCCCTCACCAGACCCCCATTAAAACACAGGGCGATCGCCGTGTCAAGTGTCGCGTTAATGACCCGTTCCTAGCGGGGTCTGGGCGAGACGCGTTGCCCCGCTCGGGCCGCTCGCCGCGCCCCGGTTCCGGGGGCAATGAGTTCCTCAGAAAAAGGAAGACGTATATATGCGCGGTTCTTATGTGGGGAGTACCCCCCGACACGGAGGACCCGCTGTTCCGCGTTCATAGGGGTTCCGCGCGGGCTTCCTCTTTTCTTCTCCGCGCCATTGAGCCGCGAGACTTGCCGATTCTTCTTTTTCCGCGTACGCGGGCGCGTTATCCGGGGGTTGACACGGGGTACCTCGATGTGATATACTCGGTCACATGAGAGAATCGCTTTTCAGAACCCTGCCGCCTTTAACGGCAGAAGGATTGAATCAAGACTTTGTTCTTGAAGAGCGCATCTACATACTTAACGAAAGGATGAAGGATGTCAAGCGAGCAAGAGATCGCCCTGGCCCCAGAATTGTCGCAGCAGTCAAGCGAACTCCAATTAGCAGAACAGGCACTTGAACCACAAGAGCGTCTGTTCTGCTATCACTGGCTGACTTACTACAACGCGACAAAAGCAGGGAAGGAGGTAGGTTTAAGTAAGAGCGTAGCCATACGCTTGCTCAAGAAGCCTACAGTTGTCTCTTTTATCCGCCTTTTATCCGATGAGCTTGTCGCGGAATCCCTTATCACCCGAGAAATGGTCCAACATGAGATTCTCCATGAGTATCTACCCATGGCTAAGGGTGAAATAACCGTACATGGAGTGGATCGGGGTGGCATGCAATTTTCCGGGAACGTCACAAATATGGCCGCATATGGCAAGGGTATCGATCTGATGGCCAAACATAGCGGTTTCACTGCCCCAGAAGTTGTCAAGGGTGGCCTCACCATCAACATTAATCATAAAGCCCTCGGCATTACCGTCGAGGGTGAGTCCGTGGAAATTATTAACCCCTCAGAGGAAGAAGACAATGCCTGATATTCTTGTTACAGTAAAAGCTGCATCCAGTTCGGACAAGGCAGCGCCCACTTCGCGTATGCGAATTTCTCAAGAGCAGTATGACGAAGCACTTGCCGCCGCCGAGGAAGCAGGTCGACCTTGCAAGTACACGATCGAAGAAGATCAAGATTGTGAGGGCATGTCACTTGCAGACGCCAAGAAGGCTAAGCTCGAAGCAGCGTAGTGGCTCTTGACCTCCCTAATGAATGGGCAGCGCGTGAATACCAAGCCCCCCTCTTCGGATACATGTTCGAAGGGGGGCTTGAACGGAAACGTGCAGCTGTTGTATGGCACAGACGGTGCGGTAAAGACTCGTGTTGTCTCCAACTGTCCTCTGTCGCTTCGCAAATGCGAGTTGGCACGATTTGGCATATGCTGCCAACACTTAAACAGGGACGACGAGTAATATGGGACGGCATCGACAGGGATGGTCGCAGAATGATCGATCAAGCATTCCCCAAGGAAATGCGACAGGCCGAGAACCCGATCAACAACTCCGACATGCAAATTCGCATGCGGAACGGTTCAATATACCAAGTAGTGGGGTCAGATAATTATGACTCGCTTGTTGGTACAAACCCGGTTGGGGTTATATTCTCTGAGTACGCGGTTGCAGACCCTAAGGCTTGGGACTATATTCGTCCGATCTTGGCAGAAAACGGCGGGTGGGCATTATTTATATACACCCCTCGTGGTAAAAACCACGGGAAGAAACTTTTTGACATGGCTGTGGGTAACCCTCGCTGGTACTCCAGTATGCTTACTGTCGACGACACCTTCCGGCCAGATGGCACTCACGTCATTGGCCCCGACATCATTAAAGAGGAACGTGCTGAGGGCATGTCTGAGGAGAAGATACTTCAAGAGTATTTCTGCTCGTTCGAAGCTGGGATGGAAGGTGCGTTCTATACTAATGAACTCAACATCGCGGAAAAAGAAGGCCGGATTGGATCGTTCCCCCACGACCCAGCCAAACAGTGCCAATCATGGTGGGACATAGGATTTAGGGATGCCACAGCAATTATTATTACGCAGCGCGGGGACGATGGCAAGCCGATCATCATCGACTACCTCGAAGCGCGAAACAAAGCTCTTGACGAGTGGATTCGGGACATCCGCTCCCTCCCTTATGATTGGGAAGACCACTACGGACCGTTTGACCTCGAAAATACCGATTGGACGACCGGGAAGACAAGGCGAGAATTCGCGCTTGGCCTCAACTTTGCGTTCGAAATTGTACCAAAGCTCCCGGTTCAGGATGGGATCGATGCGACCCGGGCGATTATTCGAGTAGCGAGATTTAATGAATCAAAAGTTGGAAGACTACTCGATGGCCTGTATTCTTACAGGCGGGAGTATGATGATCGAACGCAATTGTTCCGTGATAAGCCATTTCATGATTGGGCCTCTCACCCCGCAGATGCTATGCGCTATCTCAGTGTTGGGTGGCATGATTACGGGGTCCAAGGAAGGTATAGTGCCGCTCAACAGTTTGGAGTTAAACCAGCAGTCGCGGGAAAAGCAAGACAACGCCAGAAGCAGTCGGTAGCAGAATTATATCCATGGTTGGTTGAAGGGAATTTGTAATGGATTTTATCTTACAAGCTATATACACTATCATATTCGTAATAGTCCTTCTTGGGGCTATAGTTGCCTATGCTGATTGGAAGGGATACTAATGGACGCCTCAGAAATCAAGAAACGGTTTGATGCACTCGTTACCCAGCGCAAGACAGTCGAAGGCGTATGGGAAGCCATTAACCATCTAGTTGTGCCTTTCCGTGGAGACTTTTTCTCGGATGTTAGCTCGGAACATGCTGTCACATGGAGAGATAATCGTGAGATTTTCGATTCGACTGCAGTCGACGCTTGTAACACTCTTGCTGCTTCTATACATGGTTCTCTTACTAGCCCCGCTATACGTTGGTTTGAGTTGGCTTTTAGGGACGATAAACTAAACAGCACCAAAGAAGCTAAGGCATGGCTTGAAGCCGCCGCCGAAAAATGTTTCATGGCGTTACAGGATTCCAACTTCAACCTCGAAGCCAATGAAACCTATCTCGACTTGGTTGCCTATGGCACATCGATGATTGTCGAGGAGGTTGAAGAGAAGAATGGTGAGTTCCAGAACCTCAATTTTCAATCTGTCCCTGTTGAGGAAATGTGGTTTGAGCAGGATCACAAGGGACAAGCAATTAGGTCCTACCGTAGGTACAAGTGGACCACTGTCCAGATAGTGTCAAAATTTGGTCCGGAAGGAGTACCTCAAACTATCCTTGATCAATCTAAAACCCCCGAGGGTATGGACAAGCGGTATGATGTAATTATGTGCATCTACCCACGTTCAGACAAAGCCGATGCCGATGTTTCGAAGGTACTGGCCCCGGAAGAGCGGCCTTTTGGGATGAAACACGTACTGCATAAAGACTCTACCGAGCTTGGTGAAGAGGGCGGGTATTACGAGAATCCCTCTTTTATTCCTCGGTGGCGCAAAACCTCCAAGTCGATGTGGGGCCACGGCCCAGCAATGATAGCCCTGCCGGATATACTGACAATCAATCAACTCGTGGAGCTTATTCTTAAAGCGACAGAGAAGGTTGTCGACCCCCCGACAAAAGTAACGGAGCGGGGCCTATTGTCCGACATCGACTTGGAACCAGCTGGCATGACTGTTGTTCGCACAATGGACAGTATGGAACCATATGAATCTGGGGCAAGGTTTGATGTGTCGCAGCTGCAAAGGGAACAGCTTAAACAGTCCATTCGCTCGATTTTCTACGTGGATCAATTGGAGCTTAAAGAGTCCCCTGCAATGACCGCGACGGAGGTTCAAACCCGCTATGAACTTATGCAAAGGCTCTTGGGTCCCACGCTTGGTAGGCTCCAATCGGATTATCTTGACCCGCTCGTACAGCGTACGTTCAATATACTGTATCGTGCAGGTCAGCTTGGAGAGGCCCCTGAAATTATCTTCGACAGTTCCGGCGAGCTTGACATTATATATACAGGACCGCTGGTACGAGCGCAAAGAGCCGATATTGCTCAAGGTGTCACGCGTTGGGTCGCCAGTCTTGCCGAGTTGGGTGAAATTAGGCCTGATGTTTTGGACATCCCGGATTGGGATGCAATCGCTCAGGAACTCGGCTCGTTGGAAGGAGTTCCGGCTAAGTTAATGAATGACGTGGCGACGATCAAGAAAATTCGTCGCAAGCGTGAAGACGCAGAAAAACGGGCGCAAGAAGCGGCCCTACAACAAGAAGAAGGGGCGGCAGCAGAAGCCCAAGGCAAAGGCGCAGCGGCGATATCAGAAATACCTGGGCAAGAGGCGGCGTAATGGCTAAAAAGTATAAGAGAATATCCCCTAAACTTAAGGGCAACCGCCGCTCCAGGATTGATCGGGCAGTTGATCGAGCACAAACAGGCAAGAAGAAGCCAAAAAAGAAAAAGTAGGAGATTCAAATGGCAAATCAAAAGCAGCTTAGTGAAGCAGCAAAAGAAGCGCTAATAGAAAAGGCAAGACGATTTCATCGGTTGTTTACTTCGCCAGACGGTGAGAAAGTTTTGAAAGATTTAGAAATGGAGTTGAATCCGGACACGTTGATAGCGATAAGCCCGGACAAAACCGCGTATAACGTCGGGAGACGTGATGCTTTTATCTACATAACACAACTAATAAGGTACGAAGACAATGCCAGAAGAATGGAGGGATAGTCTCCCCGAAGAGCTAAAGGACCACGCCACGTTGAAAGACATCAAGGACGTGGGTGGACTCGCTAAAAGTTTTGTGGATACTATGGCCGTTCAAGGCCAAATGATCCGCATTCCAGGTCCCGATGCCGGGGACGAGGCAAGGGCGGCATTTCACACTAAATTAACGGATAAGGTGCCCGGGTTAATACCCACTCCTGATCCGGAAAATGCGGAGACGATGAATGCCCTGTACAGTAGGATGGGTCGTCCGGAAGATGCCATTGGGTATGATCATCCTGAGGGGGTCGATGCCACACAAATGGCCGATTTTGCAAAGTTAGCCCACAGCTTAGGGTTGACAAAGACTCAATACAGTGGCATGTTGTCCTCTTTGGTGGAGTTCACAACTGAGAAAACAGATGCCGCTAACGATGCTTTCGTGGCCGCTGAACGCGCACTTAAGCAAGAGTGGGGCATCGTGTACGAGGATAACCTCCAGCTGGTCAATTCCGTCATGAAAGGGACTAAAGCTCCCGCTGAAATGATGGAAATGGCGGCGTCGGGCACATTGTCGGCTGAATCGCGCAAGTGGCTCTATAACATTGGCATCCAGTTGGGCACGGAGGGCATTAATTTTGATGATGCTGACTCGACTCGTCTTGCCCCATCCGAAGCCCGGGCGCGGTCTAAGGAAATTATGGATGATTCCGCTGGCCCATATTGGGATCCTGCTCATCCGCAGCACAAAGAATATGTGCAGCGGGTTGTTGATCTTAATAAGGCGGCAGCAGCCGGACGTTGAGAGGGCTTGACAGGAGTACCTCTGGTGTGGTATACTCCTAGGAATGAGACAGGTGGGGGGTTGCCTAACGGTCCCCCACCGCCTCCGGTTGACAGCACGAACGCTGTAAGCTGAGGGTCCGGTTAACCGGGTTGCTCCAAGCGCAAACTTTATCTTTTAACTTTGTGTAGGAGCCTGTAATGGTTAACACTGTCGACAACGTTTTCGTTGAAACATACGAAAGCATTTTGCGCCATCTGGCGCAGCAACAGCCTTCAAGGCTTCGTGGCAAGGTCACGGAGCGGGGCGTAAACTCCGAAAAGCACAATTGGGAACGTTTGGGCACTGCGGAAGCGCAGATCAAATCAACCCGGTTGCAAGCCACGCCTGTTCAGGATTTTCCGTGGTCAAGACGCGTATCGGTCCCCCAAACATACGACGTTGGTGATTCAACCGAGCAGGAAGACGTTGTACAGATGATCGTCGATCCAAACTCGAATCTGTCGCAGTCGCAGGGCAACGCGATGCGTCGAGGGTTTGATGATGAAATCATTGCCGCCGCCACTGGCACAGCGCTCACTGGCCTTGGTGCCGCTGGGGCTTTCCCTGATGGGCAAAAAGTGTTCGGAACCACAGTCGATGTGTATGATGCTGCATTGAACTTTGACCTGATTACCCAGGTCGTCGAACAGTTCTTTGCCAATGACATCGATCCGGACGAGCCGAAATGTTTTGTCATTGGCCCGGTTCAGGCCCGGAAGCTCTTGCAGCTGACGGAAGCCACCAACGCCGACTACAACGCTCTGCGTCCCTTGCAGTCTAAGGGCTACGTTGAGGGTTGGATGGGCTTCGATTGGATCGTCTCGACCCGATTGAACCACCCAACGGCCCCGGGAACGGATATCGACTGCTTCGCAATGACGCGTAAGGCGATTGGCCTCATGGTTGATCGCGACGTTTCAGCGCGAGTGGCGGAAGACCCGTCAATCAGTTTCGCGTGGCGTATCTACTCGTTCATGACAATCGGCGCGGTTCGCGTTGAGGACGAGCATATCGTTCAGGTGCAACTGGCTGACACGATTTAACCCGTACTTCTGGCGAAGTGTGTTGGGGTCCCGATGTCGGGACCCCTTTTTTACAGGAGAAGTTTCGTGGATAAAATTACTGTTGCCAACATCGACGAGGGCAAGCCCGACCATGTCGTGGCCGCCGAAGCTGCGGCTACATTGTCCGTTTTGGATGGACAGCTTGGTATTTTCATCGGCACTGGCGTTAAAGCGGTTAATCAAACCCGATGCATATCGGCGTTGCACCAACTTCGCGACGCTTTGAGGGAAAATCTTTTCCCTGATGGCGCAGCAGCAGACAATTATGCCTATGTAACCCCACCTGATGGTAAGCCTGGGGTTACCGTGGGTAACGCGGCGGCTATCCCCGCTCTTACCGAAGACGAAGTGTGCATTGCCTATGGGGGCACATTCTACTCCGAGGGTAATTCTCATCTTTTCGCCGCTCACATTGATCGGCTCATTGAAACATTTCAGGAGCAAATCTTGAAATTTACCTAGGAGAATAATAATGGCCCAAAGAGTAGGAGCCAATGCTCGACAACACGCCAGAATCAAGAAAATGCATGCGGAGGGTATTCCTCCTCATGTGATTTCTGCGGCGATTGGTATGACACCACAATCGTTGGAACACATCCTCGCTTTCATCGACGAGCGGGATGAAGTAATCCTCGAAATCGAGGACAATGCTGATGTTCAGGCGCTGCGGACGGAGAATGCGGAATTACAGGCGCGGTTGGCGAAGTATGAAGAAATTGATCCGGGGGATGATGGCCCGGACAACGAGGACGAAATCGACTAAAGATGGCTAGAGTATCGCCAATTCAGGAATCCTTTGCCTCTGGTGAAATATCCAAAAACATTAGAGGTAGAGTTTCTACTGACGTATACAAACAGGGCCTTGGACGGGCAAGAAATTGGATGCCCACTGTTCAAGGCCCTATCCGTCTGCGTGATGGTTCTAAGTATATGGGCCAAGTTGATGCTGCCAATTGGGCAGCTGGTGACACTAGCAGTAGTGGTGTCAGGGCTTTTACTTTCCGGCGCGGTTTAAATGAGGATGTAATTGTCGAGGTCGGTGAAACTGATATTGTTCTCCGAGATTCTAATACTGGCGCCCAAATAGTCGGGGGTGTAACGGGCAATCTGATCCCCAACTCTGATTACGCGGATGGGAGCAATAATTGGGTATTCGATCACGACGAATTTTTATTTGGTACCGACCCAGCGGGTAGCTACGCCCAGATTGGGCCTTTTTTCGCTGGCACTCCGGATGCATATTTTCAAATCACTGGTCCAGTACAGGACGTGCCGCAGGGCATGTTGACGGGCACGTGGAGGTCCGGGCCAGCCGGAATTGACATACCCGCAGGTTCTGAATTATTACTGAACGTGCTTGATATCAGATGGCAAGCGCAGATGTCATTGGCCAACTGGATTTTACTTGGCGGTCTGATCCCATCTGTTGCTCCACTAACGGACATGAAATTTCGCGTAAGGGTTGGAACATCATCGGGGGCTGGGGATGTTCTTGACTCCAATTTCAACATCGACGACCCGAACACATGGGCCAATACCATAATCAATTTCACACCGGGCGCTGGTAACAATAAACTTTTCCTGGAAATAGGGTTAATGTGGGTGGGGCCTGGGGCAATACCAGCGGGCCTTGTCCCGGAAGGTTTTGGTGTAGTCACGGGTGTCCATTCATTAACGACACCACTAACGGGTGGTTCAGGCACTCCTGTTGAATTTGCATCCCCATGGGACGTCGCCCAAATTGAATGTTTGAGCGTGGCTATGGACCCCGGTGAACAAGTAATGATGTTCACTGAGGGGGATGCAGAACCACGCCGCTTGCGGTTTTTAAACGGTGAATGGACATTTGAGACGTTGTCGGCCATAACGTCCCCGTCCAGTTTTGTTGCCCCTACTCCTAATCCTTGGGCAGCAGGTAATTACCCTAGGGCTTGCGCATACCATGAGGGCAGGCTGTGGCTCGGTGGGGCTAGTGTGGAATCTTCTACATTGTGGGCATCAGCATCGGGTGATTACCAAAATTTTGATAATGTCACCCCTGCCGATAAATCTGATCCATTGCTGTTTCCGTTATCGTCTGCGGGTAAAATTCAGACGATAACCAGCAGAAAGGTTTTGGTTGTTTTAACAGATATATCAGAAGTGATAGGTACATCTGTCCAAGGCGTGATATCATTTGATGATTTCTCTTTCCCTAAACAGACCGATTGGGGTTCTAATTGTGTTCAGCCTGTGTTGGTTGGTAAGGACATGGTTTATACCTCGGCTACTCGGAAAATTATTAGGACTTTTGCCGATGGTGGCGATAGCGTCAATGGTTGGGATGGTATAGAACTTAGTCTGGTGGCCGAGGATATATTTGGAAGTTCTGTACGGGAAATGGTATTTTTGGATGAACCAGCTTACCAAGTGGCATTTTTATTGTCCGATGGCACCATGGCAATGGCCACTTATTATTACCCGGAGAAAGTTATAGGGTGGTGGAGATTTTCTACCGCATATAATGATTCGCCATCACAAAATTCGAACAGGGTGATGTCCATCACTCCAGTTGATACCTCAACAGGCTCTAAGTTGGTCATGATGATCAATAGAGTGGGGTTCTCAGGGACAACTTTACCAAATTATGAGTCCATCACGTTTAAGCAGAATTCTAGGGTTGCGTTGGATTCGTGCTTAGCTAAAGGTATTTCTTTAGCGGATGGCACGTGTTCGGGCCTAGACCATCTTACGGGTCAAGATGTAGAGGTAGTGGTTGAGGTCACTGATCCCACTACTGGTGGATTGTCATACGCCATTCATCCTGCTGTAACAGTAGCGGCAGGGGTTACTGGTGCCCTCCAAAATTGGGCGTGGGGACAGACAGCCTATATTGGCCATTTCTTCGATAATGATTTTCAGCTGCTTCCGGTCGAAGGGGTTAGTGCTAGGGGCACTTCTCAATCATCTAAACGTAGGTGGAATGAAGTATACCTGCGTTTGGGGGAAAATTCATCGGTGCCATTAGTAGATGGTGAATACCCTCGTGATCGTGCCCCTGCTACACCTATGGGACAAGGTGAAGTGTTGGGGGCAAAGGATGTTAGATACACTGAATTGGGGTCCGGTCAAGGTGAATTGTTGATATCGCAGGATAGACCTTTGATTTCGGAAGTTCTTGCCATATTTGGTAAATTGAGTTCTAAGGAGATATAATGGCCAATCCGGTGCAAATTGCAAATCTTGCCTTGTCTTGGCTTGGGCAGGATAGGATCAACTCTTTCAGGGATAATCAAAACAGGGCCATCGTGATGGACTCCAACTATGAATTGTCCCGGGATAAAGTGTTGGCCGATCATGCATGGTCATTTGCTCTGGACCGTCAAATATTGGCTCCTACTTCTGACGCTCCGGAGTTCGGGACGGGCAATAAGTTTTTGATTCCCAGCGGTGCATTAAGGGTGTGGCGGGTATACAGGCCAACCACCAACTCACAATCAAACAAATTTATATCCGCTCGGTGGGTCCGGGAGGGTAAATACATCGTTGCGGAAGAGATAGCGGTGTGGGCACATTTCATCATGAAAGTTACAGATCCCAATTTATTTTCACCGGGGTATGTGCATGCCTTAGCGGCAAGGATGGCGGCAGATACATGTATAACTCTCACCGAGAACATAAAACTTGAGGAGAGGATGGAAGCCAGATACGAATCCAAGTTGGCGGATGCGGTTTATGCCGATGGTAGCCAAGGCAGAACTGAAGTAATTAGCAGCAGCAGGTTAACAGGCGTGAGGAAGCGATAATGGAATTCATGTCCAAAGCATTAGGCATGTTTCAGATGGGCACTGGCATTGTCGGGGCCGGGTATCAAAAGGACATCGACGACGATCGGGTTGAATTAGAGTATAAATCAAACCTTGAGGACATCCGTCGAAAGAAATTTGAGCACCAAACGATCCAAGGCACTGCTAAAGCGTTTAGCGAAAATTCGGGTGTGCTTCACTCAGGTGGGTCCACCGCGCAAGGATTTTTGGACACGATGGCTGATCAATTTGCCAGAGAGATCGACTTCATGAGGAATTTTGCCATGGAGTCCAGAAAATTGGGACATGATGCGTCTGGATTGAGGCGCAATGCCAGTGTACTTGGTTCAATTAGCAGGGGCATTGGGGCAATGAGCACATAATGAAATTACCTGCGATAGCAACCCCCGGTGTAGGCAGATACCATGCGTCTAATTTGCCTAGACCCAACGCTGCAGCTGTTGGTGATGCTTTAGGTGATGTTGCCGCAGCCGCTAACAAGTTTATGGAAGTTGATACAGACATATCAACTGCTACGGGTGAAGCTGCCCAAGAATTGTCTGAATTGCGGGCAAAATTAGTGAGCACTAACTCTTTGCCAGCGGATGAAGTACCAGATGGTATCGAATTTAACGCCACTAAAATGATCACGGATGAAAAGGGCGAGGAAATAGAGATTGATATGCCCATTGTTTTTACCCATGAAGTGGCGGAGCAATGGTGGGAGACGCAGAGCAGTGCGATAATAAACAAATACGCGGGCAATATTAAAAGTAAAGCTGCCCGTGATAAATTCACGGATGAAATGCTTGAACGGTACGGTGCTCCAGGTACACTTGCCGTTAATAAATCAAGTAACATTAAAAGACGCACGCATAACTGGGCTATTGCGCAGAGGTCTGTATCGGATGTGTTGTCTAGTATTGGGCCTACTGAACAACGTGAGGGACAGGCGAAAGAAATACTTTCAAGGCAATTGATGCATGGTGCTGATCCTACACAGGTTCAAATAGCCATAGCCGCGATTGGCCCAAAGATTGATCAATTTGACACCCAGAACATGATTTTAGCAGCGCAATCTGCGGATGAAGTTGATTTGATTGAAGAGGGAATGTGGTCCGGCGCAAGCCGTATGACTCCAGAGCAAATGCGCACAATGTCCTCACAGATGGATTCAAAACGCAGGGATTTTATTGCTGAGCGGAATGAACGTCAGACCGCAACGGCTGACAAAATGTTCGGTGCGTATGTTGAGGGCAATTTGACCGATGAGCAAGTATCGGCAGCAGTTACGCGTGACGATATTACCCGAGAAGCGGGTTGGACATTCCTTAACGGCTTGAATAAGGGCACTACTACCAAGGCGTCTGACCCGTGGACCTTAAGCAGGTTCAGGGGTGAGATATCTAGGCTTCAATTTGTCGGCGGTCCTGACAACATGAGGATGATGGACAAGGCTAAGTTGCTTAAACTTGCGATCACCCGTGGGTCTATGGGCCTTAATCCTAACGGTACCCCTACGGGTCAACCAGCCTCTATTTCTGGCACAGATGTTTTTACCCTTAATAAGGATATTGATACTGCAATCAAAGCAGCCACAGAAAATGAAGAATATAAGAATGCCCTAGATTCATTGTTGGTGTGGACGCGATCTAAGCTTGATCTTGAGGGCCAGATTGTAACAGGATTTGGGGGCGATCAAAATCAGGTAGAGGCAGCTGTAGCATTTAAGAAGGCATTGGATAATTACATGAATACCTATGGTATTGATGCTAAGCCAGTTGACTTTTTTGAATCTAACAAGGGCGCATATGATCCACGGAACTTCTCTAGCGGCATTAATGGGCGATTCTTGAGTCAGGTGCCCCAAGCTGAGCCGTATATCTCTCAGGTAAAGGCTAAAGAATACGAGTTTGATGGCGCGGGCCAACAGAATTTTTTGCTGTGGCTGTCGGATAATCGAGGCACGCTAGGCCCAGAAAGGTATGAGGCCGTTTCAGCTTTGTTTAATCAGTATTATCGGGGTCAAGGGATCGCGCCAGACAATGGTGCACTTATGCTTGAACCAGATGATCCTTTATACAGGCAGTTCCAACAGATGATACCAGACAATGAGTAGCGCGGGCGATAGGGTTCAAGAAGAAGCGCGGCAAATCCGACGATCTAGGTTGGAGGCGGCTGGCATTGCGGATCAATATGATTTGTGGCGGGAAACAATGCCTGATCCGGATATCCCCGAGAATGAGGCTTATGAACTGTTCATAAAATCTCAGGAGATTGAAGATGCCGCTCAACAGGGGAGGCTCTCCGTGTCCACGGGTGGGGCGGAAATCGATGGCGACACCACCATACCGACCCCCGGTCCCGACGACGATGGAGGTAGTCCCGATGAGGCCGGAGATATATCTCAAGGCGAGGATCGAGACCCCGCCGCGCTCGAACTTGTGGAGGGCATGTGGACACCGCCCCCGGAAGCCGAGATAGAGAATTATGAGGAGCCTTCGACGTATCAAATGAGCCGATCTAAGGATTGGCTTGACAATGCCCGTGTCATTCACGAGTTTATGAATCCACCGGGCAAGCCTACCGGGCATAGTGTTGTGTATGGCGGGTTCATGGGCGATGATGGCAAGAAGCCGAAAAAATTATCTGATGATGAATTGGGTGAGTGGGCGCGTAACGAATTATCCGGGTTCAATTGGAATGTGATGAACACCGTGAATTACGCCCAAAAGATCATGAGTGCTGACGACCCTAAGGTGGCATTGGCCTTTTTGAATCTTATTAATATGTATGATCATTCAGACGGGTCAGCGATGGATTTTGCCGGGGCATTGGGCGAAGTTGCAACTGATCCGACCACATATTTTGGACTTGGCGTTGGCGGTCTTGCCGCTAAGGGAGTTACTAAGGCTACGGCCAAGTCTGGACTCAAGAAGGCAATTCAACTTGCCATAGTGGGCGGAACTGGTGGTGCCGTTGAAGGAGGCACATTGGCTGGCGGATTTGACCTGTCGGTACAAAACATCGAACAAGAGGCTGGGGCCAGAGAGAATATTGATGCTGGTAGAACTGCTATGGCCACTGGTGCGGGCGTGGCGTTAGGGACTTTGCTTGGCGGGGCTGGTGGCGCTTACGTGGGCAGGAAAGCGGACAAATTCCTTAAGGCCATGGCAGATTTTAAAGCTGAGACTAAAGCCAGGGATATTTTCCTTGATGAGAGGGCTGGTCAAGAGTTGGGTGAAAAAGAATTGATGGAAATGCTTCAAGCTTCATCAGAAGCAAGTGGCAGGGTAGAGAAACCAGATTTAGACGCCAAGATGGCTAAACGTATCTTAGGGAACGATGGGCAAATTCCTCGGTTAGAAGATGGTAGTATGGATTTTGGGGCTATGATCGGCCACATGAAGGATGTGAATGCTGAACACGCACTTGAGCAGCAGCAAGCGCGGCGAATGAGCAAAGCGGAGGACAGCCCAGCTAGTGTTATTGCAACCATCGAGCAAGCGGGATATAAACCCATTATGGGCGAGGAAGGGGATGTCCTATTTGACTTGGCCGGAATGCCAGATACACAAATTGATAAAATCCAAACGGCTGCCGATAAAGCGGGCATAAAGGTAGAGGGCGATGCCTTCCCTAACGCTCCAGGTGATCAGATAGACATATCAGAGTATATTGTGGCCCGAGGCGACCCAGAAGCCATGGCCAAATTTGCTGATGAGTTGGGCGGGGACGTTGTACCCATAAATCAAGGCGGCACAGAAGTCAGATTCGTGGACGACATTGAGGATCCCGTTCACCAAGCCGATGTTGAATCTCTTGCTGGTGAGCTTGATATTGAAATTATGGACATTTTAGGCGAGGGCGATGAGGTAATCTACCAGTTTAAGAACACCGATGATGCCAAAAAATTCGCAATGGAATGGGATAGACGGGCCAAAGTGGCCAATGATGATTTTGTGCCGAATATCGCCAATGAAGAATCTCAAAAACTCGCCCAGAAAATTCTGGAACTGCAGGAATTAGAGAGGGGCGATGTTGTTGTGCGCACCGATGGTCGCCCGGGCAGTAAACTTGTGGACGAGCTTGGCGAACAGTACGAGCTAGTGGGTCGTACAAAGAACGGTTGGTATAGGGTACGTGATAATCTCGGGCGTGAAAAGAGCATGCGCCGCAAGAGTTTTGAAGTGGTTGAGAAGGCCCCTGCACCCCGAAAAGCTGGCCCGATGGAACTAGACCCATTTAGCAAAACAGCTGCTAAGATCATTCATATGAATGAGCAAGTGGTGTCGGGTAAATTAAAAGCGGTAACAACTACCCACAGGGAACAAGCGGCTTTGGTGAAAGAGTTGCAGGAATTGGGTGTTGACATTACTGCCAAAGAGTTGTCGGCCCATTGGACCCCGGCAGAGGTCATGTACCTTAGGGACACATACGATCATCAAGCAATAGGGATGATGGATTTGGCCCGTCAGTTGGAGTCCAAAATTCGGAATGAGGGCCGGGTGCTTGATAGTGATCTGGCTAGGTTTAATAATGCCCACTCTATGTTTGTGGCCACCCGGGATTTATTTTATGGAGTGTCTGGTAATGCTGCCCGCCAGCTGAATATTCTTCGATCTAAACCCACAAGTGGGGTGTATGATTTTAGCCAAGCTATCATGGACTCAATTGGGGTTCAAGGTGGTCGTGCTAATACTGAACGGGCTATCACCATGATGGCCCAATTCGCCAACCCAAAACATACTCGGGGCACTAAACAGAAGATTGAGACGCTAACAGGCATCAGTAAAAACATCTGGGGAAATCCAACAGCTGCGATGTTGTTAAATATTCGATACAATATGATGCTGTCTAGTTGGAGAACTCACTTCTTCAATTTCTTCGGCAATTCCGCGTCGGGTGTTTATCACCATTTGATGGTTAGTCCGGTAAAAATGGGCATTAACAATTTACAATATATGCGGGAGTTGGCTTGGTCCAAGCTTGCTCCGGATACTAAATATGGCCCGGTACCTGACCCCGCTGATCGGCTAACTCGGCATCAATGGGCGGCTGAAATTCGTGGTCATTATTCGGGTGCCCGGGATAGTTTGATGTTGGCCAAAGAGATTTTGATGGGCCGCGATATTGGCGAGGGCAAGGTATGGAATGAACTCGGCCTTCGGTATAATGTTATCAACGTGCCTGAAACAGCGGTGGGCAAAACTCTTACGACCCCTGTTCGTGCACTTGAGGCCGGGGACGCCTTTTTCAAGAATCAGTACTACAATTCCAAGATGCATGAAATTGCGAGTATGAGGGCACGTGCTGATGAAGTGCACAACGGCAAAAACTACAAAGAGCGATATCAGCACTACCTAGATAATCCTGATCAGTTGGGTGGTGCCGCTGAACGGGCAGCCCGAGATTTTGCTGCCAAGCAGACGTATACTAATGACCCTAACATATACGGGGGCATACTGTCGGTGCTAGCTGAAAGTGTGTCCAAAGCTCAAAATAAAAATCTAGCTGTCAATATGATCATCCCTTTTGTGCGTACTCCAGCTAATTTGATGAGTTATTCGATGGAAATGATCGGGGCCAATACCGTACTGTCCCCGGGAAAGACGTATAATTCTATCATGCATGGTAGTGCGCAAGAGAGTCAGGAAGCACTGGCCCGTCTTACGGTGGCTGCGGGCGTATGGTTAATGGTGGCGGAAATGCATCAAAACGGTGAAATCACTGGCACTGGCCCCACTAATTGGGAGGAGCGTAAAGTCTGGGAGGCTGCTGGGTGGCAACCTAATTCGGGAGAAATTCACGGTAATTGGGTGGCGCTGGACCGAGCGGCTCCAGCTGGGCAATCATTGGCAACAATAGCATCTATATTCGATTACTATGCCATGACCCAACAGCAGGAAAAACCCGCGATGGAATGGATAGGTGCGGGTTTATTATATACTGCGGATATGATTCTCGATGAATCTTATTTATCTACGGCGATGGATGTAGTTACAGCCATTTCCTCGAAGGAAGAGGCCCGTATGAGGTCAACGGGGTCTAGTACAATTACCTCGGTATTTGTGCCTAACCTGTTACGTGATTTGCGCCGACCTGCAGATAAGCAGATGCGCAGCACCACTAGCACCAATCTTTTGGATCAAGTGTATAAACAGGCGATGAATGCTTCGCCTTGGCACTCCGATGAACTACCCCCTGCGCGTGATTGGAAGGGCGAGCCTAAAAACTATTTCGGCAATGCCTATCATCGTGCAATCATTCCTTTTAACGTGAAGGACCCCAGCAAAGCTGATGCGGCCAGTATGGCCTTAGCCTATTCTCGAATCCCGATATCCATCCCCAACAAGACCATAGCGTGGCCCGGGGGGCAGGGTGATGCTATTGATTTATTTGCCATGGACAACGGTCAAGGGTACATCTATGATGAATACCAAAAGGCCATGGGTAAAAATAGGAATCGGGCCATCAAAACTTTGATGGAAACCCCCTTTTGGGCGCAATTAGTGGAGGAAAATAATATTGGCCCCGGCTCGGATGGTGATTATGCCTTGCGTAAAGCTCTGGGGCTGGGCAGCAAATTTGGTAGGTTGGAAATGCTGGGCTTTTTAATTGACCACAGCGGGGATAACAATACTTACTCCCGCATAGGTCCAGATGGCAAGAAAATGCCGTACTTGATCCACCACCCCGTTAGCGTTGATGAATACATCCGTCTACGAGAATCGGTGCGCAAGGAAGGCGTAGAATTAACAGACGAGCAGAAACAGTATATTATCAAGAAACCCACCGAAGGGCCGGAGTTCTTTAAGCCATGACAGTACAAGATGTGACATCAGAAGAGACGTTTGTTGGCAATGGCGCAACAACTAGTTTCGCGTTTTCATTCAGGTGCGATGATATCGCATGGCTGACTTTATCCTATCTAACGAATTTTGATCAAATATTACTGAATGGTGATCAGGAGGGTAGCCCCGGTGGGTCCATTGAGTACACTGTTGCGCCGCCGTTGGACCAACAAATCACTATAATTAGGAACGTGCCTCTGACCCAACTTATGAACTATACTAGGCACGGGCCATTTGATTCGGAATCCCATGAAACGGCTCTCGATAAAGTGACCATGGCCATCCAGGATCGGGACCGCAACACGGCGCAGAAATCAAAATCTGTTACCATTGAGAGTCCAGATTCATCCGAGGATGTTACCCTGTTTTTCACCCCGGTAGCATTAACGATATCTGAGATTCGGGCCGTTCTTCGGGGTGTTACTAATCCGTCTGTCAGCTGGACTCTACGATATGACCCAGATAGGGACGCAGTAGGAACAGAGGTTATCACTGGCGGAAATACTACCACTGATACTAACACGGGGGACGACATAACAGTGATCGATGAACCCTCCATTCCAGCTGATTCTTTCATCTGGCTAGAAACCACCGCACAAAGCGGCACTGTTAACACGGTACATATAACAATAAGATATACCGAGGAGTTGCCATAATGCTAGTTAAGGTAAAACACAACGACCAGACGTTCGAATTTGATTCAACTAAACAGGCGATTGCAATATTACTGTCGCCAAAAGATCGGGAAGCTGTTGACAAAATGCCCCCTGAGGAGCAATTGATCCTGTCCGCTCCTTTTGGGGTAATGAAGGACAAGGCCGCAGAAACATGGGCTTGGGCGCACCAGTGGGACGGGGCAACAATGATCGACACTAACGTAACTGAACTGAGGAAATTTTAATGGCTACAACAACCGGGACCTTAAATGTTTTCGATTCCTATGGTCGGGAATTGCACAACAAGAACGTTGAAATCGATGCTGATACCTTTATCATGGGCCTCAGCACATCAGCGTATGCGCCTAACAAGGCAACTCATGAAGCATTGGCGGATATCACCAACGAAGTATCAGGCAGTGGTTACGCCCGTCAGACCTTGGCAGGTGTGACTTTAACAGAGCCAGTGGCTGGAACATGGCGTTTCGACTCCAATGATCCGGTATTTACCGCAACGGGTGGGTCCATTGTTGCGCGGTTCTGGTGGTTGTTTAATGACGCCTCCACGACTCCGCTCGACATGTTGTGCTTCTACGGGTTGCTGGATGATACCCCGGCGGATGTCACAACGACGGACACCAATACTTTGACAGTACAGGTCAACGCTAGCGGTTACACCGAAGCAGCAATGCCTGGAGTGTAGTTCCGTGCAATGGGCGATATATTACGTTGGTAGCGTATTCACCAGCGATGATGGCGAGCCGTGGGATGCGCCTCGGCTCGGTGTGCAAGTCATCATCGAGGCGTTACCCAATAACGAGAGTAAGCGGTTTTTTGTGTCCCACGGGCAGGATTATTTTTATTATGAGGAATCGTCTGGTGGGTTTTCTCCTACCGATCTTGAGGGGCGAAACGATCATTTAATTCGTTGTCGCTTGCCGTGCCCGTTTTGGGGACGTATGTTGTCTAATTCTGAATGGCGGATGGCCATGACCAAAGCCAAAGAGCATTGGTTTGCGGCTCACCCTGAGCATCGAGGCAAGCAATGACCCATTCCGTCGTCCCGGTATGGAAAGGGCAGAATTTTCGTTTCCATGACGATGATGCTGGACTTGGTGTGGCTACCGCTAAAGCCGCTGAAGATGTCGCTGTCACAGGTCAAGCACTTGATGAGAATTTTCGGCTACGCGTCAATTTTAGTGATCAAGCTTCCTCCACTGATGAAAATGTTAGTGCTGCCTTAACTTTACAGTTCGCTATCGATGGCGGATCATTTGCAGATGTCACAGCGAGTTCTGCAGTTCAATATGCCGCCTCATCGAACTTTGCTAACAAGGACAATGATCCAACCCAACGATTAACGCGCATTGGTGCGGCAATCGACTATCAAACAACTTGGATGGAAGGGCTTGAGTCATCGTTGCCAACAAATCAAACATGGACTGATGATACTACTGAATATGAATATTGTCTCACAGCAGATTCAGCGCAGGTATCTGCTGGAGCAGTAATCACATTTCGGTATAATATGGAAACGATCGATCCGATCTTTACCGATATTCCATTTGATACAGTTCCAACAATTACGATTGCAGCTGACTCTAATAACATCAGTCAATTACCATCGGCATCATTGACCGTTACCGGATACGTGCCGCTCATAGTAACGTTTGACCCGAATACCAGTCAATTACCATCGGTGTCATTGACCTTTACCGGGTACGTGCCCCAAGCAGTAGTAGCGGCCAGTAATTTCAGCCAATTACCATCAGCATCATTGACCGTTACCGGGTACGTTCCAACAGCAATCACCACTGAAAAGAATATTAGTCAATTGCCATCGGCATCATTGACCGTTACCGGGTACGTACCAACGGCAGTTACCACTGAAAACAATTTCAGTCAATTACCATCAGTGTCATTAACCGTGACCGGATACGTGCCACAGATTGTGGTAGCGGCCAGTAACTTTAGTCAATTGCCATCGGCATCATTGACCGTTACCGGGTACGTACCAACGGTAATTACCACTGAGAAGAATATCAGTGAACTGCCATCAGCATCGTTGGCCGTTACCGGGTACGTACCAACGGCAGTTACCACTGAAAAGAACATTAGTGAATTACCATCGGCATCATTGACCGTTACCGGGTACGTGCCCCAAGCTATTACATCGGAGGGCGATAGTCAGTTTGTGAACCTCCCATCGGCGTCATTGGCCGTTACCGGGTACGTACCAACGGTAGAGGTTTTTGATCCAAATACTAGTCAATTGCCATCAGTATCGTTAACCGTTACCGGGTACGTACCAACGGTAGAGATTTTTGATCCGAATACCAGCCAATTGCCATCAGTATCGTTGACTTTCACTAAGTATGTGCCCACTATTACCACCACTGAGGGCGGATTAGGCAACGCCAGTGAACTGCCATCGGCATCATTGACCGTTACCGGGTACGTGCTCCAAGTAATCACGACTGAGAATAATTTCAGCCAATTACCATCGGTGTCATTGACCGTTACCGGGTACGTGCCGCTTATCGTAACATTTGATCCGAATACCAGCCAATTGCCATCAGTATCATTAACCGTTACCGGGTACGTGCCATTAGCTATAAGCGCGGCCAGTAATTTCAGCCAATTGCCATCAGCATCGTTGACCGTCACCGGGTACGTGCCCCAAGTAATTACGACCGAAAAACACATCAGTCAATTACCATCGGCACCATTGACCATCACTGCTTATGCCCCTCTTGCAGTTTCCACTGACCCACGTAAACGACTGTTTATCGTAACATAAGGTGTAATATGACTGTTCAGAACGTGGTACCAATAGCCGAATTCACAGCCGGGGGTGTACAGGTAAGTTTCCCGTTTAATTTTCGAGTCGATGATGTGTCTTGGGTTATTCTCAACTTCACCGATAACCTGTCCAGCATCGATTTGTATGTCGATCAAGACGACACCCCCGGGGGAACTATTGAGTATTCAGTGGCCCCTCTTAGTGGCCAAATTATCACTGTCGGGCGGTTAGTACCAATCACACAGGAAATGGACTATTCCCGTTATGACTCATTTGATTCCGAGGCCAATGAGGGCGCGCTCGATAGATTAACGATGATTATTCAGGACCTACTATTACAGATCGCTGGTCTTGAACTTACGATCAATTCCAATTTTGCGTGGCAATTCATATCTTTTAATGGGGATCGAACCCTTTCGGATATCGACGCGTACAAGATGTTAAAATCCATCGACGATGGGGGCACCCAAGAAGTGACTGTACCTCCCTTTGCCGATGTGCCTTTTGCCAAAGGTACGCAAGTATCGTTTGAACAGAAAGGCACCTCAACACTTAGCTTTGTAGGGGGAGTTGGGGTAAATATTGATGCCCCGGGCCAGTTGCAAATAGCTAGGCAGTTTGGTACAGCCACCCTTGTCCAGGAAGAAATTAACAATTGGGTCTTATTGGGCAATATTCCATCATGAGTCCTTTGCCTAGCGGTTTCATTGCCCCTGCTCAATTGGTCAAAGAAATTGTGGACAATGTGTCGGAATTACCGAGTAGTGGTGGCTTAATAATCACCTCTTACCCCCCCACTATTAATGATGGTAGTTCTTCTTCCTTTTCCGACTCACCAATACAGTTACCCTTTGATGATGTCGGTGAAGCCGATCTTGTTGTAGAAAACGAGAGTGCATTTGGGTTTACTAGAAGGGTAGGAATATTAATAGGGCCAACTGGTGCTTTGTACGAACACAAGAATACTGATGTATTTCATTCATGGTGGTATGAAGGTGGGCCAGTTACCACCAATGAGACAAACGATTTCGAGGTCAAATTCCATCGGTTAAGCGGCACCCCACTATATACCGGGACGGGGTATACCGCCGAGGATGTTTGGGCAGGGGCTTCTTCTACAGTGCGATTTGCCCTACATACAACAACGGGCGCAAAAGATGAATGTATCGGGGAAGTAGAATTCAGAGAGGTTGCGACAGGCGACATCTTTGGCAGAATGACAAATGTATACAGATTCACTTAAAGGACAAATCAATGTCAGACAAATTGAACACCGCAATAACTAAAGATCATGTTTTTCGCATGTCATTGAGCGGCTTTATCTCATCGGCTTCGGTTATTGCTCTATTGTGGTTATTCGCTGAGCCAGTCATTGTAAAATCGGTTAGTGTTGCTATGGCTGGCAATATCACCGAGGCAGTTCAACACCAAGTAAAGCCCATTAACAATGCTTTTGTGGCGTTACTGCAACGGGACATCAACAAGGTCCGTAAGGACATAGCCGCACTTAAGTTCCGCCAACGACGTGGTGAGGATTGGACATCGGATGATGCCCTATACCTAGCTGATCTTGAGATAGAACTTGAGAGTTTACGGTTAGCTATGACCGCTTTGGTATCTGAACAGGGCCACGATCATGAGATTGGGTGAAAAGCAAGAATTATTCGCCAGATTGTATGCTGAGCATTTGGTGTGGTTGCATTCATTACCGGGCGTGGAAACTCGACTTGGCGATGTATTTGCATCAACGGGGCATCGACCGGGCAGCAACCACTATAAGAAACTGGCTGGTGATATTAACTTATTCATTGATGGTGAATTCATCATCACAGCAGAGGGGCACCGCAAATCTGGCGAGAAATGGGAATCTCGTCACGATCTTTGTCGCTGGGGCGGGAATTGGGACAAAGATGATCACCCCGGGGAACCGGGCGAAGATGATGGTAATCACTATTCGCTAATTCATAATGGGAGAATGTGATGGGAGTTGGAACAAGAATAAAAGATTTTTTCTTAGGAGGCACATCGGGCGCGGTTATGGATGTGGCAGAAGGCGTGTCAAATATCGTTGAACGTTGGAAACCGGGTGACGCCAAGAACCATGAAATGGCGATGGAGGTCAATGAATTCGTTGCTCGGGCAATTGATTCAGCGCGACAGCACGATAAACCAGCAAATTCTGGCTTACCTATCGTCGACGGGGTAGTTAACGGGGTCAATCGCCTGATACGGCCATGGGTCACTATA